TTTAGGACACTGGGTGTACATTGAAAGTTGGGAATAGGAAATATTTTTCTGATAAGCAAAATTAATTGTATCAGGTTTAAAATTTTTAATTTCCTTTATAATGGAAGGAATTTTCTTTTTAGCCAAAACTTATTTTCTTTTTAAAATAGTCATCCCTGGCCAACTTGGGAGGGATTCCCATAATTCCCATTCAGAATGTAAAGATAAAAACTCTGTAATGGCAGGCCAAATTCCTATTGCATCCCCTTCAAAACCCCCATATCTAAAAGAGGTAGTATCATGAAGCATAATATACTTATTAGCTTTAGAATGGTATGCTTCTAATTCTTTTTTTACCTGGTCATAAGTGTGGAGTGTATCTATAAAGATAAGATCGAAATTAGGTAAACTACGAATAATTCTAGGATCTAGATCATCAACTTGAATAAATTGAAAATCAATATTACGTTGTTCTGCTCCTTTTTTAAGCAACTCATAAGCTGTAGTGTCCCAAGCATCAAGAGAATCAATATCAATACCTACATACTTTTTAGGGAGATGATAATCTTTATTTTCTTCTCTTAGACCATAAAGAAATGCCCAAGTCCCAGTAACCCATCTTACTCCTAATTCTAGGACTGAATCACATTCACGGGTGTATTTTTCAATAACAGGGAAAAATTCACTAATATCTGAAGTGACACTTCTTAAATAGTGATATTTTTCGTCAATAATTCTTCTATTCCAAGGTTCCATAACTTATTTTTTCCATTTACCTTTAATTACTAACATAGCAATAACCCCATAGTTAGCAATATCAAGAAAACTATCAATCATAGGTTCATTAGCAACATAATTTCTACCTTTACGTTTCAATAGATTTTTTAGACGATTGATTTTATCATTAACACGAAGCCAAATACCTGTAAGTGACAATTCAATATCTTCTTGTTCTTCAAGATTAGAACCTAATGAGATATTTGAAATGCCATAATCCATCATCTTACGAGCAAACAAGACATATTGTTCGTCTTGAATTTCTTTCCAAGCTTGAGCTAATGTTGGGTATGTTTTTTCAAAATCACGAACGGCTTTTTCTTCACCTGTTTGTGAGTTATAACGTTCGCGAACTTCATCTTTTACTACAAAAGGATTAGGATCACCAGTTGAGGGATCATAATCGGGTAAACCATTAGTAGTAGTAACGGTCCACATTTTATCTGTCATAACGTGTCCAATGATCTCTCCTTCAATTTCAATAGGTTCCATAACTAATTAATTTAAATTTATAACTTTGCTTTTTTAATAATTTTATCTGTTTCTTTTTCATCAACCCCCATGTTCCATAGAATACCTCTAATTCCATGTTCTTTCAAAATATCAATATAATGATCTGCTTCTCCAAGGGAACATTGAAAATATTCCGCTACGTATTCAGCTAATTCTTGATAATTTTTTTTGTTTTCGTTCTTAATGTACTTGAGCCAGAGTTTCTTTTTTGGGATCATTTCTCGATAAATAGAATAAATTTGTTTCTTACTTTGTGGATTCATTTTTTGAACATAGTTTACAATATCAATATAATCTACGCTCATAGATAAATATCTATGTATCATGTAAGAATTAAAGTTATTCCATGACTCTTCGCTGAAGTTATCAGAAGGAGTTTTAGAAACTGTAATTTCGTTTAACCAATCAAATATTGTCTTGGGCGAATTCATCTCGCAAATCTTTAGGCAACATTTCTTGAACTACTTCACCAGTTTGAACATCATAAAATACTGGGATGGGCATGATAGCGTCTTCAGCAGTGCCTGCTATGAATTTAGATACTTTACGAAGGATTACTCCCTCAGCAAATACTTTTCCACCTGTTGATGATACTACAGGTTGTGTGTTTTTTAAGTCAAGATTGACATTAAGGTTGGGTTGTTGTGCCATTTTTGTTTTGTTTATAATCTAAAATAAAGCCAATTAATACTATAATATTCATACCTAAGCTGGCTATAATCTCGTGTATGTCTTGGTAAATGGTTGTCATTAAGTGGATATGCCCCACCATCCAAAAAGGTATAGATAGGTTTTGACTAATCCAAATTACAAGAAATTTTAAGAAAAATTTCATAATACTTTAGGTTTAGCAACTTCAATCAATTTAGCAATCAAAGCCATTGCGTTGATTTCTTTATCAATACGAAAATTAGCTTGGTAGGAATATTCATTTACAAGGATTGCCACCATTCCTTCACTACCAGACGCATATACATTAGCATTATCATAAAGGAAACGATATAATTCCTCAAAGTCTTGTACATTCGCGTTTGCGATAACTTGCCTAATTTCATTGAATTTTGGTTTTGGTTGTGACAACATTTTAACTACTTGGGTCATATAGTTAGATGATACAAGTACTGATTTATCAACTACAAGTTTATTATCTTGGGTTGATAATTGAATAGTGTTAAGACATTTACGTAAATCAGGATAAAACTGATTAGTAATAGTTTTAATATCTTCAAGTTTATATGATGTTCCTTCAGTATCTAAAATCCCAGCAATATGTTTAGCAACATCAGCTTTAGATGGGGGAACAATTTTCAGGACTTGGCAACGCGATTGTAATGGGTCAATGATACGTTCCACGTAATTACACGTTAAGATAAAACGTGTAGTACGTGAGAACGTTTCAATGACATTACGAAGAGATGCCTGCGCCTGGATAGTGAGAAAATCGGCTTCGTCTAAAATAACTACTTTGAGCGATTTGAACGAAGCTGCTGAAGCAAAGCCCTGTACTTTATCTCTAATTGTTTCAATTCCCCTTTCGTCTGAGGCATTGATGTAAAGATAATCACAATCAAGGTTGCGAACAATGAGCTTAGCAAGAGTAGTTTTACCTGTACCAGCTGGTCCATAGAATATTAGGTTTTGAATATCGTTCTGCGATAAATACTGAGCGATAGTCTTTTTAATATTTTCATTACCTACATACTCGTCCAATACTTTGGAACGATATTTTTCAACCAGCAAACTGTGTTCTTTCATATAACGATTTTATAACTTCATGAGCTGGAACATTTAACCAGCATCCATCTTTTTTTAGGGCAATATACAAAGCTTCTGTACCAAAGACACGCCAAGTACCATCAATTACATAATTTTTCCCTTTATATATAATTTCTAGACCCATTAAAAAGTCGTAATGGTTTACTCGATTTGCATCTCTCATTCTTCGTCTCCGTAAATATTATAACGTTTAGGTGGTTCTGGTTTGATTTCTACTTCTTCAGTACGAATAACATAAAGTTTACTATCAAGGGGAGCTAATCTAAACTCAGCTTTTTCACCTGTTTTACCAAACCAAGCTTCTAACGCTTCGGTAAGGGAATTGTGCATTTTATTGTCGCCAACAAGAGTCCACCTGTCACCAGGTGGAACTCTGTTAGCAATTAATTCTAAGAATTCTTGCTTTTCTTTCATTAAAACATTCCTCCCATCATTGGGTTGTTGTCTTCATCCTTAGATTCAGGATCATCAACAACAACACATTCAGTTAATAGAATAGTTCCTGCGACTGAAGCTGCATTTTCAAGTGCAGTTCGAGTAACTTTAGCTGGATCAATGATACCTGCTTCTTTCATGTTTACAACAGTTTCTTCTTTAATGTTATAACCAAGCCAAGTATCGGAAGGATTAAGTTGTAAACCTACCATTTGGGCTTCAGTTGAATTAAATCCAGCATTAATAAGAATTTGTTCAAATGGTTTACCACAAGCTTTCCAAACAATTTCAGCTCCAATACTAGAACGATTAATTGCTTCACGAGCATAGAGTAAAGCAGAACCACCACCAGGTACAATACCTTCTTCAATAGCGGCTTTGGTTGCATGAAGAGCATCATCTACACGATCCTTCTTTTCTTTCATTTCAGTTTCGGTATTACCCCCAACGTGGATAATAGCTACTCCTCCGACGAATTTCGCCAATCTTTCTTGGAGTTTTTCGATTTCGAATGGGGTTGACGCTTGTTCGATTTGTTGTTGAAGTTCTTCAATACGTGCTTGAATTCCTCCCATTTCTCCCTTTCCATCTACAATAGTTGTTTGATCTTTAGTTACACTGACATTCCTTGCTTCACCGAACCATTCCCAACTAAATTTATCAAGTTTCATTCCCTTTTGTTTTGAGAATACTTGACCACCAGTCATAATAGCGATGTCTTCAAGGATTAATTTACGACGATCTCCAAAGTCAGGGGCCTTAACTGCACAAACTTTGATAATACCTCTTGCTTTGTTTACAATAAGGGTAGCAAGTGCTTCATTATCAATGTCCTCAGCGATAATCAAAAGTGAACGGTTAGTATTTGAAACGGCTTCGAGTACAGGTAGCAACTCTTTTACCTGTGTGAATCGTTCATCAGCAATCAAGATGTAAGGGTTATCTAAGATAGAAGACATTGTACTATTATTAGTAACAAAGTAATGTGACTTATAACCTCTATCAAATTGCATACCTTCTACAGTTTCAAGATATGTTTCACCTGATTTAGATTCTTCGATAGTAACAATACCATCACGTCCAACTTTATCCATTGCAGTGGCAATTAATTTACCTACTTCGGTATCGTTGTTAGCTGAAATAGTAGCAATTTGCTCTAATTGGTCCTCAGAGGAAATTTCCTCAGCTATTTCATTACGAAGTGAAGATACTACTTGCTTAACAGCAGCATCAATACCACGTTTAATTTCTACAGCATTAGCTCCATTGTTTAGGTGTTGCAGACCTGCTTTTACCATCTCACGAGCTAACAAAGTAGAAGTTGTAGTACCATCTCCGGCATTATCAGCTGTTTTAATAGCAGCTTGTTTAACCATTTGAACTCCTACCTCTTCTACATTATTACTCAATGAAATAGATTTAGCAACTGTAACACCGTCTTTGGTGCTTTGAGGATAACCATCGTTGTTAGAAATAACAACATTTCGTCCGTTAGGACCTAACGTTGACACTACTGCGTCAGCTAATTTATCAATCCCTGCTACGAGTTGTTTTCGTGCTTCCGGGCCAAATTCAATAATTTTACTCATTTTCAAAAGGTTCTGTTTGTTCAATAATTTCTCCAATAGTAACTGAAGGTTTGTTAATGCGGGCTAGGATTTCATTTTCTTTACCTACCCAATATTCTGTTCCTTCAAATTCAAAACGTGTGAATCCCATAGTAGGAAGTACTACGATATCACCAGATTTAAGTTGTGTGGGGATTAATACACCTTCAGGTGAATAAAATCCAGGACCAACACCTACTACTTCTGCTGTTTTGTTTAGCTCATTCCCCATATCAGGGACAATAATAGAGCCATAAGTTGTTTCTTCAATTTCAACGGGTTTAACTACAACCGCGTTATACAAAGCTTCTAATTTCATAGTCCAATTTTTTCTAATAGTGCATTCATTTCGTCCTGCTGACGTTGCCATTCGTTGATATAACTCATAATACTATTATACTCCGGCTTCATATCCAATTTGGATTTGGCAATTTTTTTAAGAGCATGTGATAGATTAGAGTAATGTCCCAAAGGTTTTTCATAATTTTTACCCTTACTACC